AAACTTTCATATACATAATAGTATGTGAATATAGTAGAATCAAGGGCGGTATTTTTACCGCCCTTTTTTATTGTCTATATACTCTTATGATACGTTGTTTAACACTTATAGATTTAGGAACTGAGTCAAATCCAAATAAAAATTGGATTTCACTTATGCAATCTATAAGTTTATATTGTGACTTTGAGATTCAAAACTTTCCCAAAAAAATTCATAGAGATTTAACTGGTTTAGATTTTGGTAGTAATTATGTTGGATTTCATAATGTATGGATATTTGACTTTGATTCAAGTGAAAACATAAACATTACTGAACTTGAAAAAATAGTGCAACATCTGCCAATTATATGCGGACTTAATGAAACCATTGATTTTAGCATAAACTGTGCATTAATAGATAGTGAATACAAAAACACCCACTTTTTAATCATTTAAACTGTTAATAAATAATATCTGCTACTGTATGGAGTGCATCAATGGCTAAAAAACCTTACGATATTGAGCGTCAAAGTTTAGAAGCGCATGTCGATATCTGTGCAGAGCGTTACGAACAAATGGATACGAAAATGGACACTATGGAAGCAAGACTTGTAAAAGTTGAAACCATAGTCAGCGAAATTAAAAACATGTTAATCGAAAAAGAAACTTTGGCTTATAAAAAACTCGTTGGCTTAGGAATTGGCATTATTGGCTCACTATTAACAGCCCTATTAGGCTTAATAATTTATGTTGCAAAAGCGCATACATAATTGACAAATAACTCGCTGTATGATAAAATACAAGTATGAACAGCGAAAAGTATCAATTCAACAAAATAACAAAGTTTATCACTGATTCTTATAATGATATATCCAACCGTGGTAATATCATTGTAAAATCAGTTGGTAATACTTTTGTAGTAAATGATGTTAAAATAAAAAATACTAGTGGTGCATGGAGTGTTGAAAAAGATCAATCTATAATTTCTTATTTCAAACAAAGACGTATTGCTATACTATTTGCTGCATTAATTTGCAAAAAAAGATATGTTGATTCACGTAAAATGGTTGCATATGATCATCAACTAGATATGCTATTAGATGACAAAGCACGTTTTAAGCTAAGTCTTAAAACAAAATATAATGCAGTTTTAGATGATAGATTAGAAAATGTAGAAACCAACCTTGATTTGCTGGAACAACAATTGCAAGAATTAGAAAAAAGTCTGAGTTTACAATAAATAACTTAAACAAGGACATAAAAATGTTTGTTAAAGAATTTAGCAATACTTCTGCAGCAGAACTTAATAAGCAGCTTGAAAAAGTATACAATTGGAAATTGAATCTAAACAGTCTAAAAGAAGGTGCTGTAAACACTATGCTTGAAACTGTGAAAAATCAAATAAACAATATAAGAAAAAGTTCACAAGTGCATCATGCAGAACGTAATCCAAAATACATGGAAGCTGTTATGGTATCCAAAGTCCTTGAAACATGGAAGAATGAAATGGCACATGGTCGTAAAATTATTGCAGAAAAGATGGCAGCAATTGATGCATATTGCATGACTCAACTTAACGAACGTGAGTTGACACCAGCAGAACTCAAGAAGCGTGAGCATTATGCAATGGCTCTTAAGGGTAAGAAGGGTGATTTTGAAAAGCGTTATGGCGCACTTGGCAAAAAAGTAAGGTATGCTACTGCTACAAAGATGGCAAAGAATGAAAGCTATGAATTACCACCAGCACTAACCGAAGGCGAAATTGAACAAGCACGTGTTACTATGGCTGCACGTGATCTTGCTGATACTGTTCAGGATATTGTTGCAAAGATCAGCGATATGCAGAACGAGCAACTACCAGCACTTGTAAGTGCTATGAAAGATGAAATTGGTATGGAACAAGCCAATTCATTTAATGATTCAACCAAACAAGTTCTACAAGGATTGCTTGATAGTGCAAATACGGCACGTGATACATTAGATGATGCGTCTCGTGGTGTATATGGCGCACAACCTATGGGTTCTCCTGAAATGGGTGAACCTATGATGACAGGACAAGATAGTGGAGCAGCACCAATGCCTAGCTCAGACACTGGAGCAGCACCAATGCCACCACGTGATAGTGGTGATTTAGATACTGCTGATAGTGCCGCTGGTGGAACTGCTGAATTGGGTCGTGGTAAGAGAGTTTAATAATGAAACTCTTGGAAGTTGCACCAGATTTTGTTAGAAGTGAAGTTGGTTCACTTATGACCATTTTACAAATGCTACAAAACAAAGTAGAACCTGGCACAAAAATTCCAATGCGTAACTTAACAAATCTAATGAATAATGCAGGTTACAGTTTTAATTGGGAAGCATTAGAAGGTTTAAAAAAACAATTTCCTGCACTTGATGAATTAATTGGTGATGCTACAAAAGATTATATAACCATTGGCAAAAGTGATGAACTTGATAATGAACCATTAGGCGAACCAGAAGATAATCTTGGTGCAGAACAAGGTGGTGCCGCACCAATGCCTGAACCTATACCTGAACCCACAGCAGAACCACAACAAAGTAGCACACCAATAACAAATGGTCGCAATCCAGAACGTGAAACTGTTGACAAAATGGCCGCAAGAGCAGCACGTTTTTAATCTAAATACACTATGCGTATTGGTGATTTAGAACAACTTACAAAATTTCATGACAAGTTGAATCCTGATTTATGGGAAAACAATCGCCTTAAACCAGAAGTACGACTTGCGCTTTTTAAAATTGCAAAAGCATTTGTTGAGTTTATTAATGTTTCTGATTTACAATTGACTGATGTTACTATGAGTGGCAGTAATGCAAGTTATAATTATAATTCAGATAGTGATATAGATTTACATCTTGTTGCAGATGTGAATGGTCCTTGTGAAGCAGATCTTGATCAATTGTTCATGGCTAAAAAAGGTGCATTTAATGATCAACACGATATAAACATTTATGGTCATAGTGTAGAAGTATATGTTCAACGCAGTGATGAAAAACATATTAGTAATGGCATTTACAGCGTTTACAATGATAACTGGATTAAGTTTCCTAAAACAATAGTAGCAAAACCAGATACTACTAATATTGAAGACAAATTTGAACATTTACATGCTGAAATTGAACAAGCAATAGAAAGTGGTGATCGTTCAACAATTAAACGACTAAAAGAACGTATTGCAAAAATACGCAAAAGTGGTTTAGCACGTGAAGGTGAATATGGTGTTGAAAATCTTACTTTCAAGTTACTACGTAATGAAGGTGATTTAGACAAACTTAATGATGCACACTTACAAGCAGTTGATAATGATTTAAGTTTAAGTGAAGGTAATGCATTTAGTGGTGCACTTAAAACAGCACGTGAAAAAGGTTTAGAATACTTTATTGTTGATGGTAAAAAATATAAAGTAAAAAAATCCATGCAAAAAATTGTAGAAACATGGAGTAAAAAATACAAGAAAAGTATTAATTGCAGTCATCCAAAAGGTTTTAGTCAGAAAGCTCATTGTGCAGGCAGACGCAAAAGAAAACGTGGCGAAAAAACCAAAAGCAAAAGTGTATCCTAAATATTAATGGAAAAATAATATGTTTACAGCGACAAATGCCAGAACACAAACTGTTACAAGTGTAGCAACAGAAACAGAAATTGCACTATTAAACCTTAACATTCTAAGTGCTGTTTCTGCTGGTGTTGTAAACGTTACAGTAAACAAAACAACAAATACAGCACTAAATGGTAATATTGTGGTTGGAACACCAATGACCTTGGCTACCCAATATTACACTGCATGGCAAACAAGCACAGCAAACGCACTTGCTAGTGGACAAATGCAAAGTGTTATTGACAACTTTGCAAAATTAGGTTATACTATCAGTCGTATATCAACTGATGGGACAAATATCTCTTGGCAAATATCCTGGTAAAACATAATCCACAATATAATTATAGTGAAATTAAACGTAAAGAAACAGAAGCAGGTCGTAGATATCTAACACCTACTGGTGATATTGTGCCAAGTGTTACTACTATACTTGACAAAACTAAACCAAAAGAAAAAGTTATAGCACTGCGTGAATGGAAACAACGTATTGGTGTTGAAAAAGCACAACAAATCACAACAGAAGCCGCTGGTCGTGGCACAAGTATGCACAAACAGCTAGAAAACTGGCTTGAACACGGTGAATTAAAAACAGGCAGTAACGCTGTTCATCAAGACAGTGCTAAAATGGCAAACACTATCATTGATGAATATCTTAAAGGTCAATTACAAGAATACTGGGGTATGGAAACTGGATTATATTATCCACAACTTTATGCTGGTACAACTGATCTTGTAGGTGTTTATAATGGTAAACCATCTATTATTGATTACAAACAAAC